TCCCCGTCCCCTCCGTCGTGTGTTTTGCCTTTCGGCCTTACGGCCTACCGGACATGGTTGATGCGTCCAGCCTGGAGTTTTTGGCCCGCCCCAGTCTCCGTGACCCCGTGCGCACCGTAATTCGAATTCAGATTCAGCGGACTGTTATTCCAATTCGAACTGCGCGAGCCGCAATACGCTCCATTATTCCAATTGCCGCCCAAGATCGCACGGGGAGACGCACCAGCCAAATAATCGCGGAGCAATACGCGTTGCGGAGCGTCGCTATGCGGCCAACGGCTCCGCGACCCCGCGCGCACCGCAAATCGAACGCAGAGCCAGCGGACCGTCAGACCAAGACGAACCGCGCGAGCCGCAATACGCCCCATTAGTCCAATCGCCGCCCAAGAGCGCACGGGTCGGCTCATTGTAGCCTTGTCCTCGCTGTGTTGTCCGGCCAGCCACGAATTGGTCTTTGTAGGCCGCCGTCCCGGCCACGGCTCCAGCCTCGATCCCCCATTGCCAGAGGTTGCCGCAACAATCTTCCACGCCAGCATGGGAAATCATCCGCCGGCCGGCAGTGTCGGTTTTCCCTCCGGTCGTTCCAGGATCGGCAGAGCCGGCAATGTTGGTCCCTTCATTTGAGCCAACAGCAGCGGCCATGAACTCGGATTGGAATGGGAGCCGTTTGCCTATACGGCCCAACCACTCGCTGAAGTCGTACCAGTCGAACAGCGTGGCGCTGGCCCCATCGGCACAGGTGGCGTTGTAGGCCGACACCAACTTGCCGCCGCTTACCGACGCCAGGTAGATGTCCACCCACTTCCCGAGACCATCCACGTAGACCATGCCCTCCGGGGTGCAGACGGGGCGGTGCTTGAGGTCCCACACCGACGCGGGGAGGATGTCGCCGGCCAGGTAGCCGGAAAGAGTGTGCCCACTGATCGTGCCGACCGCAGCACAGAGGCAGTGGAAGCCGGCGATCTTGCGGGAGGTCGTGGCATCAAAGCCGCTGGGGTATGTGGCATTGGCGGACACCAGCAGCTTCAGCGAACCGGAGTTGATGCAGGCGTAGACGTAGAAGTCCTTGCCTGCCCGGGCGGCGGCCACGCGATAGTCGGTGGTCACGCTGTCCCATGTGGCGGCCAAGGACAGGTCTAGGGCCTGCTGCGCGGCCAAAGCCAGAGCCGTGCCGTTGACATCAACCAGCATCCTGTTCGGGCTCAAAATTATGTATCTGTCCGCCGCGACCGAAACAGTTTTGGCAGCAAACCGGATATCCCTGGAGAAAATACCCGGGGTATTGATATTTGCGGAGAGAGCCATTGCGCCGACGTCAGCCGGCGTCGGGATGCGGGTGGAATACCAAACCTGCACGAGGTTGGCCGTCAGCGTGTGCCCCGTGTCCATCGTCAGCGTGATCGTCTGCCCGGCGATGCCCGAGACCAGCCCATACTTTGTCCCGTCAGCGCCACAGTCGGCCTTGACGCGCATGCCCGAAGTCAGCTTGGCGGCATCATCCGTGCTCACCAATAAGGTGGTCGCGGTCGCATAAGTGGAGACGACAGGTCCCTTCCATATCGTGGCCACCGCGCTTAGCCCGGCCGGGGTGACGGCCCTAAGCGCGTCGGTACCGGCCACGGCCTCTTCGCTGGTGGAAAGCTCCACCAGCCCGGAGGCGGTTTCCGTGGCCGCACCGGTGGAGCTCACGGGCAACCCGTTAAGGTTCTGAAAGAAGGCATTCAGCCATCGCTTGGCGCTGGTCCCGATGCCGCCTTCACCATTTGCCCTGGGGACAATGTTCTTGGTCGCCATGGATTCTCCTTATCTGGGCTGGACGTCGCCATTGACGTCCAATTCGAATTCGACGCTGTAACCGGGGGTAACGGCCGGCATCAGGTCGCCGCCGTCATCCAGGTCAAAAAAATCCGTCATGCGCGTGGTCAGCCTGACCCAATTGGCCGAGGTGTCAGGGGCCTCGCCTACGATGTCGGCGCCGGTGCACCGGTAGGTATTGCCATCGGTGTATGCCGTGATGTCCGGGAAGCTATAGGAGGTCACCGGGGACCAGGCCGGGGCCGCGCTGTTGGCCCCGGCCGATGTGGCGTAGCCCTGGGCGGCGCTGGCGGAGGCAACGGCAATACCTTTGGCCAGGTCCGTGGCAGCGGAATTGGCATCGCATGCGATCCTGTCAGCGGCGACTTGTTCCGCGTCAGCCTTCGCTTCCGCCGCGCTCACGGAAGCCTGCTGCGCGGCAGCGGTGGCTGTTTCCAGGTCGCCAACCGCATCAAGGATGTCCTCGGCCGACATCGGGGTTTCCGTGTTTGTTTCGGTAACCTTGATCGACCTGTCCAACTGCTCCTGTATCTGCTGTGAAATGCAAACCAGGCGATCCAGAGCGGCTTCATGCGATTCAGCCGGGAAGGCCCCCCCTTCGGTGTAGTCCGTTTCCTGCTTGAGTTGCAGCACGCGCTTGAGCAAAATCTTCTCCCCGATTGGAGGAGGCCCTTTGCTTCCGGAAACTGCATAATCACCGATGAGGGTAACGGTCCCTCCCCCGATATCTCCCACGCCAGAAACCGCGAAGTCCGTGTTCAGCGTAAGCGGCGTCTCAACGCCCTCGGCATCCAAGAGGATGACAACCATGTCGGCAGCCTCGAAGATGCGAAAGCTGTACGGGAACGCCACCTGCCCGCCAGTCCCGGAATACAGGACCTTGTTCGTCGTGGATTCGATGGTCATTTACTGGGTTCTCCCTCTCTCACGCAGGCCGATGGTTATCAGCGCCTGCAGTCGTGGGTTTTCCTTGATGAGACGGATTTGAGCCGCTTGGCGGTATATCTGGATTTCGCGCAGGATGGTCTGTTTCTTCTGCTCGTCGTCCTGGCGCTTATATCCTGGGGTCTTAATAATCCGTTCAAGGTTGGCCTTCATGGAACGGCCAACGCCATCCTCGCCTGGCTTTCGGATGACCTGAGTCGAAAGCTCAATCATCCGATCAAACTCCTGCGGCGTGAGCTCGACGGAAACCCCTTGCAACGACTGTGTGCGTTTCGGCATGGAAGGACCCCATTCCAGCCGAAGCAGCTCATGGTCGATAGCGGCCACGTCGCCGGTCTTGACTTTGATCGGGGAGAGCCAGCCCAGATAGATGCCCTCGCCGGCGGCGTGGACTTGGTAGGGGTCACCCCAGATGTCTCGCTTGGGCGGCAGGCTGTCGGACAGGCCGGGAATGCGCGATTTCATGGCATCCATCCAACTGTAGACGGCCTTTACTTCGGGGTCTGTCTCCACCACAACATCGCGGGCCAGGGCCGGGACGAACGACCCCGCAAAGCCTTGCAGCAACCTCGGGCCCTTGGCTTCTGGGTAGGTGATGGCGTTCATAACGTCAGCAACGCCCTGCAGCCATGTCTTGCTGGTGATCGTTTTGGCTGCAGCTAGGGCCAAGGCAGTGGTCAGGGTTGGCAGGTCTCTTTCCTGACCAACGCTATCCCACTCCTGGATGATCATGCGAGCGTTGGCCGCCGCCGACAGCAACGTGCCGACAGGCTCTGTTCGGGCGTAGGAATACCAAGTGTCACCGACTTTGACGCTGTTTGGCTGGTAGACGCGCATCCAGGCTTCGCGCTCTTTCGGTTCGCTGGGACCGTCCCCCGTAATGAGCCCAGCTGCGGCTGCCTGGACGGCCATACCCATGAGGGTGGAGCCTAGAGCCACACGGGCCAGGGCCAAGTCACGCTTTGCCCCTCCGGCCTGGAAATCATTCCAGAAGCTCGTTTTGATAAAGGCAACCGGAGTTCTGTCCAGACTGTACTGAAGAATGTTGTACGGAGTGGACACGAACGGCATGACCAATTTCAGTCCCAGATTGGAGTTACGGAAGCGGTTAAGGGCGGACATCGTGTCGCCCATGTCCTGGGAAAACGTCTGCACCCGGGCAAAATCGAGAGCCGCTTTGCTCATCTCCTCGGTCGGCTGGTCCATCAATTCCTTGGCCCTGGCAGTGATGTCTGGTCCCTCCTTTCCCTCGATGGCCGCCTGTCGGAAAGCCCTTGCCGCCAGTTCCTGCCGGTAGCCCAGGAATTTGAAATATTCGTCTTCGGCTCCAAGCATCCGGCCGGGGACGCCAAGGCCCGTCCACAAGGCGTCGGCAGCCTTGTTCATGGACTCGGGAAGCATCTTGCCGATCCAGCCAGGGGCTCCCTGGCCGAACATGGGCTGATAGTCCTGCTTCTGCTTGCCGCCGAACATCGACTCGCCGGTCTTGGCAGCCTCCCAGGCCAGTTTTAATGCGTCACCCTGGTTCTGCCACAGGGCAAAAGCCATAGCCTTGGCCTCCAGCGTGGACACGTCGCCATTGCCATCAGACAGCCACCCCCAGGCTAGTCCGGTAACGTCCCTGGCCTTATTGAACCCCTTGCCCAGCATGCTGGCGATGGCGCGCTCAGGGATGGCCATGCCGGCCACCAGGAAGTTGCCCATGATGTTGGCAACATGCGTTTTCGGACCGCACAGCATGGACGCATAACGGTAGGCCAGCAGCCAGTCCCCGAATGTGCGCTGACGCAGGTTGTGCACCTCGGCGTTTATCCGGCCGGCCTGGACCGGGCCGTCCTTGGACGCATCAGCCAGGGCAGCCGCAGCCTCCTCGATCATGCGCCGCCCGCCGGCCTGATCGGTCAGTTTCGCCATGTCTTCGCCGGTCAGCTTATCCATCAGCTGCGGGTCGATAAATTGCGTGCTGGCCATCATCTTCCACTGGTTGAGTGCCCGGCCGGCTTCGGCCCGCAGCCCGGCCACATGGGCCTGCAGCGCCGCATGAACTTCCATGCGGCGTCGGAAGGCGAGCAACGCGGCGTCGGAGTTGTCGCCTTCCTTGATCTCCCTGGCCCGGCGCATCAGGTCTTCGGCCGATGAGTTCATGATGATGCGAGCGGCATAGGTCTTCTCGGCGTTCCAGCCGTCGCCACGCATGCGGTTGAGTAAGTCAGCCTCAGTCATGCCCAGGTCTTCGGCGGCTTGGGACGTGGTGTCGTGGCTGCGCTCGTAACGCCTGGCCGCGTCGATGTCCGGGGCCAGGGCTGTTTCGACTTTGTTGATCAGGCCGGCAATGTCTGCCTCGGACTCGATCTTGCTGTAGTTGATGCCCAGGCTTTTGGCTTTGAGCGGCGGGGGGAGGTTGTTGACGATGACGTCAGGCTCAATGGACTGAAGCTTGTCATGGACCTCGAAAGGTGTGGTCTCGTCACCGAATCCCCACTTGCCGATTTCTTCCCAGTTCTTGGACTCGGCGACGGGGCGGACGCGGGCTTCCATTTCCTTCGGGCCAGGGGCTCCAAGCCCCTTGAACGTCCGGCCTTCCTGCAGCGACTGCTGCACCAACTGGTCAAAATCCTTGGGAGCACGGCTTTCGGGCAGCATGCCCACGCGGTCCAGGGTCCGGTCAAACACGCCCTTGACCTGACCAACGAACGCGCCCCAGGCTGACCCTTCGCCACGCCCCATGAACAGACCCTGCTGCAGGTAGGATCGAGCCACCTCGTCGGCCGTGAACTCGAAGAAATCAATGCCTCTGGCTTCAGCTCCGGACTCTTTCCAACTGCCGAGAAGTTCTTGTTCGATGCTCGGGAACTGCGGCAACAGGCGCTCCACGATGTGGCCGCCAACTTCATGCAGGATGTCCACGGCCGGCATATGGCCATCGTAGAGCTTCACCATGTCGCGGAAAACGCCAGGCTCAACCTCGACGTTGGGCGTATGACTGCCGACAATCTTGCCCTCTCCGCTGATGCCGTACTGGCTGGAAAGCTCCTTACTTGCCAGCATGAGCGCCGGAGCGACTTCAACCGAAACCCGATCTGACAGGCCGGGGATGTCCTTGAGCAGGCGCTTGCCGACCTCGTAAGTGGCAAGGTCGGTCTCGCCGTTCGTCACCGCCCGGTGTAGATTCAGAATATTCTCGTCGGTCATGGCATCGTAATCGACGCCTGGCAGGCGTTCATTCCAGGGCGTGCGCGTTTGCGGCGTCATGAGACCCATTCCGGCTCCGACGCCGAAGGCTTCGGCCAGCTGGCCCGGATCGGTCACGCCGTCAGCCACGGCCTGGCCGGTGAAAGCCGCCCCGGTCGTCGGGGCACGCAGGAACATGGGCAAGGCATTTGTGGCGTGCAGGATGCCCTTCATAATGCCCCAGGTCGCCGCCGACTTCGCCGCAGTGGTCAGCCCTCCCTCCGCGTAGCCCTTGAGGCCGGCAAAGGCCGGGCCCATGGAAAACTCCATGATGCCTGGGGCACTGCCCAGGATGCCGCCGACCACGTTGGTCATGTAGTCGTCGAATTTGACCTGGCCATTGAAGTGCGCGGCCCACTTGTCGGACTCTTCCATGAGCGCCTTGAAAACGCCGCCCTTGTCCGTTCCGGTGACCGTGGCGATGTCACTGGAAAGGTCATCCAGGGTCCGGAAGAAGCCGCCCATGCCGGCGTAGGTGTTACCCAGAGCCTTGTTTCCGTAGTCCTTGGTGCGCTGCCAGGCATCGCTGAAGATATTGGCCGCAGCGGCTCCTGCCTGTTCGAACGGTGTCCGGGCCGGAGAAGTGGCGAGGCCGGAAGTCTTCCCCTGGCCATAGCCTGCCGCCTGCATCCCGGCCTGCGGTCCGTCCAGCAACGCGGCGACATCGGCCATCTCGTTGCGCAGTCGGTTCTTGACGCTGGCCTGGACGTTGGCCGGAGATGACCGCCAGTATTCCAGGGATTCCCCCGACCCCTTCATGCGCTCGGCGTAAACGCGCTGGATGAGATCGGCCGGAGAAAGCGACTTCGGATCAGTCCCTTCCAAAGCCCGGGAGAGAATCTTTTGAGCGCCAGCCGGACCGTGGGCGTTGCCCATGGCGTAGAACATCTCCTGCACGGCCGGAGAAGAGACATCCACGCCCATGGCCTGGGCTTTTTGGGTAACAGGGGCAACGTGCGAGTCCATGATGAACTGATGCTGCTTTTCGTTGAACGCAGGGTCTTGGCTGCGCTCTTTCCACCAGGCCTTGAACTCGGGAGAATTTACCGGTCCAGGGGCCTGTTCTCCAGAAGCCTTGAGGAACGCATCCATGGTCCCGGTCTTCGAGGCCAGCTGGTATCTACCGTAGGACACGCCTCCGGGATCGCCCCATTTGTCTCCCGTGGAGACAAGCCCTGGATCGTTTCCAGACTCGTATTTTGCGACGATGGAGCCGGGGACATAAGCCTGAGATCGAGAAGGAGATGAGGCAGGTGGGGCGTCCTGAGACTGACCATACTGCTGGGACTGCTTCTCGTGGAGTTGCTGCGCGTAGGCCGTGGCGTCCTCGGGAGTGGCAAACTTCCCAAGATGTTTGCCCGTCTGATGGAACTGCTGAATGGCCTCATCATCGGAAAGAATGCGGCTTCCGTCTTCGGCCGTGGTCGGGATGAGGATTTCCCCGCTCCCTTCGTTAAAGGACATGGAGCGGACCGTGGAAATGGTTCCATCGGCATTCTTGATGACAGGCCGGTTGTTGAGGTCGATATTTCCGGCCTCTGTGGGCTGCGGCATGGCCGGATCTTCGGCGGTCTTGTTGAAAGACTGCTGAAAGACGGAGAGCTTCGCTTTTTGCTCCTCAACCTTGGCCGCCACGGCCTGGCCGTCCGGGGACTGCGCGAACGTCTGGAAAGGATCGGCCGGCGGCGGCACGGCCCCGGCGTCCACCAGGGAATGCTCGGCATCCCGGATGAGGCGGTCTTCGACCTTTGATTTGTAGCCGTCCCAGAAGTTGTCGTCCTGAGCCGTTTGCCCATCCAGCATGCCTAACTCCACCATTGCGCTTTCACCCCGCTCGAATAAACGTTCGGGACCCCGGACATGAGGCTTGACCCGGCCTTAGCCAGAGAGCCCCAATCGGTGGACGATGATTGTTCATCATATTTTGACGATGCAGATGCAGAACTGCTGCCACCGTAAATTTGGTCCATCATGTCATATTGCAGGCTCCAGATACTGTCCTGGGTGTCCTGCTCAAGGTTCCAAACGCTGCGCCACCCCTCTTCCTTCATGAGATAGACAGATCGTTCTGATTCAGTCTTCATGGTAAGAAGGCTGTATTCCAGCTTGGAGTCCAAGAAACTGATGTTTGAGTTCAATTCCTGCGTGATGCCCTCATTCTTTATTTCCGCTTCGGAAATAAGAGAGTCGCCCTTGTTGACGGCATCATTGATAATTTCCTGAGCTTGCAGGTGTCCTGATCTACGAGTTGTCGCGGCATCATATCCGGCATCAAAGGCTACGTCGGATATTTGCGATCCTGCCTTGAGCTTGAGATAGGCGGCCTTCTTGCCGTTGATGTCGTCATACTTTTGCATGACATCGAGGGCGCTTCCGGTCATTTCCCGGCCCTGACTGGCAATCTTGGCCACGACCTCGCCTTCCTGCTGCCGGGCTTCCATCCGCATCTGGTCCAGCTGGTAGGCACGCTCGGCTTCCAGTTGCCTGCTCTCGCTGCGCCCTTTTGCTTCGGTATATTTCGCCTTGGCCTCGGCGGTCATGTTGGCAATATCCGCCTCAGACAGGGCCGTTTTGAAGATGTTCCCGACCTGCCCAAGAGCCAGGTCAACGGCCAGCTTGGCCGAGACATCGGCGTCCTGATAGGCCGAGAGCTTCGACTGATTGACCGAAATCTTCTGATAGGCTTCCTCAACAGGAGTCCAGGCCTCGATCCATGCCGCTTCGCGGTCATAGGTGAAGGTCGTGAATTCCGACTCCATGTCGGATTCGTTCTGCAGCCGGACGGCGTCCAGCATGTCCCGCTGGGCGTTGAAATAGGAGGCGTCCGCCGACTTCTGGGCCGCTTCGGCCTTGGCAGAGGCGGCGTCTGACTTGCTGGAGTCGAGGAGCGAGGAACCGACAGAAACGCCGGTCCCGATGATAGAGGCCGCAGCCGATGCGCCAGCCATTTACCGGACCTCCTGCTTTTTCCTGGTCTTCCCGGTCTCATCAACGCCAAACATATCGCGCAGTTTCTGGAGCTTCTTGTCTCGGTCGAGAATACCTTGCTGTGCGTCTTTGAACGAAGCGGCCAGGCTGGCCATCGTGGTGCGGTCGATGGAACCAGACCGAAAATCTGTGACCATCTTGACCTGGGCCGAAACCACATCGTCTATCGTTTCAGGTGGAATGCCTCCGTAATATCCTAGCGTAGCCTGATCGACCGGAACACGTAGGGCGTATTTCTTGGCCACTTCAAGGGCGGCCTCGCGCGGTTTCATGCCCTCGGCTATGTGTTGATCAATCTCTGTTGTTGCAGTGTTGTAGTCGGTAAGCTGCTGCTCGTGACGCATGTCGCTCGGCTTCGTAGTTATAAGAAGGTCTTTTATTTTACTTTTGGCGTCCTTGGACTCCCGGCCATCAACCTTACGGCTCTTTTCCATCCAGCTTTTGGCCTCGGATTCATCAATGCGACCATCAGCGAACGCGGAAATAATAGATTGGTCGTCCAACTCGCCGTCAGCGAACTTCTTCATGAGGTCCAACTGCGTGTTCTTGTCCGGTATGAACTTGTTTTCGGCCCCGGTGATCTTGTCGAGCAGCGTCCGGCCCTGTTCCGGTCGGATGGCCCCACGGTCAACGGCCGTGGACACGTCTGCCTGACCAAATTCACCAGAGCCAAGCTTGGAGTAAAAAGTGTAGAAATTCTGGTCCTGCTGGGCCTGCAACTCCACGGCAGCGTTCCGTTGAGCCCTGTCCTCGTCCATAGTCATGGCGTGCTTGGATGCGGTCACCTGATGCGACAAGCGCGTCAGGCGTTCCTTGTCGAACTGGCCCACATAATCGCCGGCCTCCCAGGCCTTGATCATCCAGGGGCGTGTGGCAGGATTGGTCAACTGGCCTGTGACGTTGAGCTCCAGAGCGTTTTGCTTGCTTTCGGTGGCCTTGGCCTGGGCTACGCTGGGAGCGACAAAGCCCGTGGCGGCTGCTCCTGCCCATGTTTTATCGATATCGCCAAGCGCCGCCTGTAATTCATCCTGGGAAGTTGCCCGCTGTGCCCGGCCCTGGTTCTCCTGGTCCTTCTGACTGGTCAGATCGAGGCCAAAGGATTGGCGTGTCTTCCAGGCCTGCATCTTGGCTGAGGCCATGACCTTTGCGGCTGAGCCATCCAGGGACACCGAGACATATTTTTGGGCATCCGGCGTGGGAGCGTTGGCCAACAATTCGGACTTCGTCTGCCCGAGCTTCCCCTCAAGGTCAGCCAACTGTTGGTCCGTATTCTCTCCCGTCAGAGCCTGGCCAAACGCCAGCATATGGTCCGTTGCGGCCGTCTGAAATGCCACGTCGGCCTTGTTCGCAAAGAGGAATTCGTCCTGCTTGATCTTCCTGGCGTTGATGTTCCCCAGTTCTTCCCCTGCAGCTGACAGCATGGCCCCGGCCTGGCCAATCTCCCTGGCCTGCTGAGCGTTCTGCCCGGCGGCGAACAGGTCAGCTTCCGCCGAGGCAGTGCCGGCATTGGGGGACATGTGCTTGACCTGGATGGACGGAGACTGTGGCCGATAGCCGCGCCCAAGGGCGGGTACGTTCAGACTCATGCGTTCCCCCTCGAAAACATGATGTAGTCCTCGCCGTCAGGGCCGAATCCACGCAGGACGCCTTCCGAAGCGAAGCCCAGACGTTCGGCCCATTTAATGGCCGGCGCGTAGCCACAACGGACAGTGCATTGCAGCCGGCGGAGCTTGAGAGAGGAGACCGAGGCGTCTAGGAACTGCCTGGTCAGTCGCAATGTCGCGACTGGGTAACGTCCGAGGAGATGACTGGTGCGCATCCAGGCCTCGCCAACTCCAGGCCAAATAATGACGACACCGCCGCAGGCGACGACCTGGCCGTCAGCCAGGAGGGTTATCCCGGGATGTCGAGCCAGCCCCATGGCGATGGGGATTGCCATGGGGCCAAGGCCATCAACGAAGGCCTGGTCGGCTTCACGAAGCCGGATCGCGGCGGCGTGGTCTGGGGTGTAGACTTCAGCGCTCAACATCGGCGTCCTCACAGCGAGTTCGTTTGCAGTTCTGAGATGATGGCCAGTACGGTCATGGGCATTGGTTTGTCCTGCACGATGACGAACTGTCCGTCCCGGTCGTAGGGAAGGCCGCTCAGAATAACCTTGTCCCCTGAGAACAGGGCAGGAGGAGAGCCCATGGGGTCGCTGGGAAGGCGAAACGGGATGTCCTGCAGGTGGTCCTCGTCGAGCCCAACGCGCAGACCGAGGGTTCGCCACAGCCTGACAGCCACCTTCGACACCCGTTTGAGCTTCGCCTGGGCCGTGCCGTCATCGCCCCCAGCCTCGATGCGCAACGGCTTCAGGATTGAGTCATAATGCAGGCCGATGTGGACCATGGAACAGGCCCGGGGGAGCGTGACTTCTCCGTTCAAAACAACCTGCGGCGGCAGGATCGCCCCGTCTCCAATAATGTTAACGGTGCGCCCCTCAAGATGCTCCAGGCCAGAAATGGTCGTCGCCGCCGGTCCTGAGTAGGTCAGGCTGCAGTCCAAGAAGATCGCGTCCGCCTGCTCCTGGGTGTCAAACGGTGGAGTCATGAACTCCACATAGCGTTTTGCCGCACCGCCTACTGTTCTCTCCGTCACGAGCCACAATTGGTCGGCTTCTCCGGCAGATATCGTGCACACAGCCAGGATTTTCCCATCCATGGGGTGACGGTGCCAGCCGACCACCTGTTCGGCCCGGTTGTAAGTCAGGCCGATAAGCAATCCATCGCCGCGCACGCACCAAAGAATACTGTCAGGCTCCTGGGCGTATGCCATGTCCACGATGCCCCCGGCGGTGATGTGCTCGGCCATGATGGACATGTCCGGGGCAACCCACCCGTCGCTGCTGTAGTCGTAGGCCATCTCTCTGAGCTTACGCCCTGACCGTTGAACAAACAGCACGACGCCGGCCGTTTGGGCAGGGACAACGGCTGCCGATCCGTAGGTGGTTTCCTGCTTGGCGTAGGCGCTGCTGGGCGTCAGGGGAGCGTCCGAACTGGACGATCCAAGACGCCACTCGCCGCCGATGGTGCCGATCAACAACACCCTGCCAGACCGAATCCAGCGGATGCTGTTTATCTGGGAAGAGGAAAGCTCGACGGTGATTGGGTCAGCGTCTTCCGCGCCCGGGGTGAAATTCTCATAATCGCTGGAGGCTGATCCCCATATCGTTTGCGGCTGGTTCTGCGAGCCTCCGAACCAGAGCCTGGATTCATGAAAGGTCACCGCCGCAGGATAACCTCGCAGATCAGACCAGGCCCCTTCTCGCCATGTTGATGTTGGCGTTGTGTCGCCCAGGGGGGAGAGGATTTTAGCGGTGGCGTGCGTGCTGTCAGTCACTCCAGTGATTTGGACGTAGCCAACCACGGAATTGTGCCTGATGCGCCAAAAGGCTCCGACATGACCGGCCTCAAACAGAGCGCTGGATGCCGTCAAGGTGCAAGTCGAGCTTTCGTTCGGACAGGACACGGAATCAACGGCCATGGCCGCATCGGCGGTGTGGAAGAACCGCAGATAAGCCGTCCCGCTCGCTGGAGGCGTGAATTTGAACTCCTGGTCTCCAGAACCGCACGCCGTTTGGGCAATCAGTTCCCCGCCGCCATCCGTCGTGCCCAGCTTAACCGAGAATGGGCCGGCCTTGACCGTGAAAGTGAGCGGGTAAGTGATGCCGGCCGAAACCGGGAAGCTGGTCTTGATGCCGGCGACGTTGGTTCCGTCTCCGATAAGATTGCACCATCCCGAGGAATCCCATTCGGTCGTGGACGGGGCCACGGAAAAGCTTGTCCAGTCGTTGATGTTCGAGTCAAATCCGCCGTTTTTTATCAGTTCGCCCGTGGCAGATGGCGTGATTGTAATGGCGGAGTCTTTGTTCTCATCCTGGTACGGTCCATCCGTGAACTCCACAGCATCCAAAGACCAATCCGCATGTCCTGCCCGAGAAAGCTTCATCGGAGGATAGCCCTGATGGACAAGATACATGACGTCAGCAGACTGCGCATAAGCAAGCGCCTGAAGATCGGACGCCGCATAGGGTGAAGGAATCTCGTATGGAGTTGAGCCTTCGCCCAGCACCTGGCCTTCGTCGGCAAAGAACCTGATGTAGGATTCGCCGAATTCCAGCACATAGGTCTGGTCGGCGGAAAATTCGAAGGGGATGAGGCGGCAGGCCTTGTCGTTGTGCTTGGCCGCAGCCACAAACCGCGTCCCTGGTCGCCTGGTGGCCCCGCCGTGGGGCAGGGTCACGAAATTTTCAAGCCTGGCGACGCCGGTTGCATACTTCGCCAGATCGGTCCGACCGCCCAGACGGGGCGAGAACTCGCCACCGGTCAGGCTGTTCTGGATGTAAGTTACCTTGCTCATCTCGCGTCAGCCCACCAAGGATTGACTTCCTGGGGCAGCCGTTGCTCTTGGTTGGCAAGAAGCTTCTCGTTGGCCAGGGCTGTCAGGTACATTTTGTAAAGGAGCTCTTGCTGCGTGGCGCTGCCCGTCAAAGCGTAGACAATTTCGTAGGCCAAACGCAGTGAAACGGTATCAGCCAGGGATGCTGAAAGCCGGTTCATGTCCGTGATCCGGACGATGTAACGGATGGAGACAGACTCTCCATTGGAGAGGAGCATGCGCCCTTCCAGGCGGTAGTCCTCAGAGGCATCCCCGGACGTCTCCAGCACACGCAAGCAGTCGGTTGGCAGCTGGTAGGCATACAGGTACCCCCACGCCGGCGGCTCGGACAGCCTGGCCAGAATGGCGCGGGACACGGCACAGGGCCACGGGTATTGGCGCAACACGTCATCCAGGCACGGGCCAAAAGCTTCGCCGCAGCGCTTGGCCTCCGTTGATCCGTCGTCGAGCGACAGGATAGAGGATGCGCCTATTTTGCGCAGGGATGCGTTGCAGATGCCGATGATGGAAGTGGCCATAGGAATCCCCGGATTATGGGGCCGACCGAAGCCGGCCCCGGATCGTTACGCAGGCTACTGCTCGCCGTCCTGGCCCTGGCCTCCGGCCGGCTCGCCGTCCTGGCCGGCTTCAGGACCAGCCTTCTTGGCGCGCTTCTTCGGGGACAGAACCTCAAAGTGGTCAAGCATGGGGTGATCCTCGGGCAGGTCCACAACGGCTTCCTGACCCTCGGCGAACAGCTGGTCATTCAGGTAGCATGCGCGAATGGCACGAACTTTCATCTGCATGACGCACCTCCTACGGGTTGGCCTGGCGGTCCAGGATGAGGCCGGCGGTGATTTTGCCCGTGGTCGGCGCGGTGCCGGTCACGGTGAAGTAGAGCCGCACATAGCGCAGGCAGCCCTGCGGAAGCTTGGACTTGATGATTTCCTTGTTCAGGGTCAGGGCGGCCAAAAGGTCGGTTTCCTGCGCGGGAATGTCCACGGGAGTGGTGAAGGCGGCGTCGGTGGCGGTCTGCAGTTTGACCCCCAAGCTGGTCAGGTTGTTGAAGGCCTCCGACACGCGGGCGAAGATTTCCAGGCCAGACCGGCCGGCGTCGGCGCTGCCAAGGTCCAAGACGTTGGTGGAAGCGGCCGAAGCGGTTACGGCCTGGTCCTCGGAAAACATCTGCTGCTTGTCCAGGTACATGACATTCTCCATACGGGGCCGGCCGGAGCCGGCCCCGCGGTTGGCGTTTAGCTGACGGCCGATTCGGTGTTGAGAATCTGGTCGCAACGGTTGACCGGGATGCCGTCGAAGGAAACGACGTGCTTGCCGGCCACCTGATCGAGGGTCAGGGTCGAGGCGGCGATCTTGTTGGCGATCTGGCGGCGCAGGAACGAACGCACGGTTCGCGAGCAATAGAAGACAGGGCGGCCCATCTTGATCTCGGGAAGCAGTTCGATGGCCTGGGTCATCAGGTCGATGATGTCGGCTCCGGAGGCGGCGTTTTTGGTCAGGGTGGCCACGTCCACGTTGGCGACGCGCACGATGTAGCGCCAGTCGCGAACAGTCAGGCCGATGTCCCACTTGTAGTGGGTGCGGTAGCCCTGGTACTTGCCTCCGGCCGCGTCGAGCAGGGTCACCTCGCCCAGGTCGTCGTGCTGCAGGCCGGCCTTGGAGCCCTTGGGGAAGATGCCGTGAACGGTGTTCTCGCCCCAGCAGACCAGCCAGATGCTGGTGTTGGTGCTTCCCGAACCGGAGCCGGACAGGATGTTGCCCGAGGACTGAGCACCGGACAGGGCGTTGTAGCGCGGGGCCAGCCCCAGGAACCGTTCCGGGTTCACGGCGGTGTTTCCGTAGAACATCGTGGCCGCCATGGTCTGGTTCATGGCCTCAAGAAAAGCCCGGTCCTCGGAGAGGCGGAAGCTCGAAGAGTTCCCGTTGAGGTCGGCCAGGGACTTGTCCACCTCGGCATAGGCCTCAAGCATGCCGCACGAGTCGGTGACCTGGGCGGTCGCGCTCTTGGACGGCTGGACGCCATAGTTGAGCATGCGCCAGGTGGCAGAGGGCAGGCCGGTGCGCACCGTGGTCTTGTGGCCGGTCGGCAGGTTGCCCTCGACGAACGGCATATCGTCCAGGATGGGGTTGGTCTGGCCGAGCAGTTCGACGACGGCATCGATCTTCCCGTCCGGATCAAGCCGCTTGGCCCAATCGGCCAAAGTCACATAGTTGGAAGCCAGAGTAGCCATAAGCTTACCTCACGATGGTGTTGATGATTATTTGGGGGGGTAGAGGGTGTCGGCCAGCGTTTTAGCCCCGGCCGAGCCAGGATTGCCCTGGCCTTTGGCCTTGTCTTCGGACAGACGCATGCCAATGGAGTGGAACATCTTGACCACGGACGGATGGAACGCGGCCCCGGTCTGCTCCAGGACTTTCAGCGTGTCCTTGTCCGCGAATGCCTGCAGGCCCTTCTTGGCCATGCCGATGTTCTTGTCGTAGTCGCCGCCCCATTCCTTCGCCAAAGCCTCGACGTTGGCCTGATTGGCCGCCTCGAAAGCCTTGAAGCTCTCGGCAGTCTGGCGGGAATAGAGCTCAAGGGAGGCCTGGAACTGCTCCGGGGTCAGGCCCTGGGCCTTGGCGAAGGTTTTGAACCCTTCCACGGCCTTGTCGTCGAGTTTGACATTCAGGCCCTCGGGCGGGGTCCAGACGTAGGCAGGCTCCTGTTGCTCCTGCTGGTTCTGGCCTTTCTCGGTATCGCCGGATTTGTCGCCCGCCTGCTGCTGGACCTGCTGCGCGTCGCCGGCCTGGGGTGTCTGACCCTGCGGCGGCGTCTGTTGGCCCTGCTGTTGCGGGGTCGAGTCCCCGGCCTGTCCACCCTGCGGACCCGCTCCGGTGTCACCCTGCGTCGGAGTCTGCGTGTTGGGATCAGTCATGGTTATCTTCCTCGTTGAGTTTCTGGGTTGCTGCCTGAATTTCCTTGGCGAAAAGTTGACGCATGTCCGGATCGTGGACCGCACCGCGCATGGCGGCGAGCATCATGCCCTGGGGAGAGTCCAGCCCAAGGGCTCCCAGGATATGCATCCCCACAGACCGCCGGCCCTGGTTGTAAATGTCGCGGCTATTGCCCGAGAACGCGGCCCCAAGCACGGCCGTCTGCCCCAGGAGGTCTTGCAGCACGCGCCAGCCGCTGGGAGAATCTAGAAAGGTCTGCGTGTAGTCCTGGCGCAGCTGCCGCTCCCTGGTCTCGGCATCAATCACGGAGGCCTGGGCCCGGGCGGATTCGGCTGACAGGACATCGCTATCGTAGGTCATTGCGTCGGCCCTCCCTGCTGCTGCCCCTGCTGCTGGGCAATCATGGCCGTCAACGCATTCGGGCTGCTCATGTCGGCACCGGCAAGGGTTTGGGCTGTCTGGGCCTGCTGCTGGGCGTTGGCGGCCTGCTGCATCTGGGCTTGGGCCTGGGCCCGGGCTTCGCGCGACTTCGCGACTTCCTCGTCGGCGCGCACGACCTCGGCCGGCACGTTGTAGTTCGAGGCGTATTGATCAATGGCCTCGTCCAGGTTGAGCTTGTCCATGGACTCGGGAGACAACTGCACGAGGGGGCCGACTGCCTGGAAGAAACGATTGAGGCCATCAGCGCCGGCCATGCGCTGAGCCTGAGAGAGCAGGCCGATGTATTCGACCTTGATAGGTGCGCCCTGTATTTCGGTCGGCGGGTCAGGGATGACGACGGCGGCTTCATTGACAATCTCGCCGTTCATGTTTCGTCCCTGGTTCCATAAAATGTCGAAAGTTCTGGCAATGACCGGATCAAGCAGTTCTGTTTGCTGACGCTCGATGACCGGGCCGAGCATGAGAATCTTTTCCTCGCTGCGCTCCAGAACTTCGGTGGCCGTCATATTCGGTCGCTGGAGCAGCATGAGGAAAACGTCATTGAAGAATCCCTGCGCGATCCGCTCTTCAAGGGTCTGAATCTTGGCCTGGACGTTTTTCACATCAAAGCTGACCTGGTACAGCGGCCCCATGGCGTCTTTGCCGCCGTTGTCGGTGTAGCTTACGCCGCCAGGGAAGGTGTTGATGCCCTGCATTTTGAGCGTGGACGGGGCTAACAGCGGCGGGTCAGCTGTCTTGTGCAGGGCTTTAAGTTGGGTCTTCTCAAGCTCCATCAGCATCTTGATGTCTGGGATCAGGTCTTCAGCCTGGCCGCGTCCGTAGACCTCGGAACCGGTGGTGTCCCAACGCGACACCATGTATGGCATGGTGCGAAATCCGCTTTCGGCCAGGATTTCCTTGTCCTCGTAGGATATCCATACCGATTCTAACGGCATGTTTTCCGATCCTGCCTTTCCAGACTCGCGGTCGAATCTCGGCTGAACAACGTGGAGCACCTGGCTGTATTCGTAGGGCTGGGACACCGCCAAATCGAGCACACGCTTCGGGCAGGCGTTGCCCCATTCCTGGACCATCTCCTTGGCCGTCCACCACGTCAGACGGTCCACGGTGTCGATGATCCCCCCGGGCCCACTGGCAAGGTAAAACTCGCCGATGGTGAACGGGCGAAAGTTGAGAAGCGTAGTGTCGGACTCGCCTTCGAACAGGCAGGCATTGCCAAACACAGCCAGTTCCGAGAACAGGGCGTGCACGGCGGCATAGAAACCGCCCTTGCCAAGAGCCAGGTACATCCGCTTCTCGACGGCCTGCAGCCACCCCTTGACGGCAGCACTGGCAGCCAGATCAGGGTCAGGCAGCGTCAGCCGAAACCAGGGACGCATAGGGCTGGTCAGGCCGGACTGCATGCCGGCAGCGAGACGGCGAATGGCTGTGGTGGCCGACGAGTTGAAAATCTTGCTGGAATCGGCCTTTTTGCTGTCTGTCGGCTTGCTGCCCGTCTTACCAGTGCCGAACCCCTTGCGCGGCAGCACGTAGGCAATGGCCTCGTCCCATGTCTGCTCCCAGGACTGCCGGGCCGTCTTCAACTGACCGAAACGCTCAAGATAGGCGTTCGCGCGTTCGTCCATGGCTTACTGCCCCAGGAGCGTCTTGCGCCCCACGTTGGCCGAACCCGAAACGCCAAGGCCGCTGGTCAGGATGGTCGCCTTACGCCCGCTGGCAAGCTTGCGGCGTTTGTCCGCAGCCGCCGCGTTGGCGTCGGTCGTGGAATTCATGGTGTCATACATGGCCGAGACCTTGCCGGACTTCTCTTCCTCGGCAGCCTGGGCTGCCAGGAGTTCGGTTTGTTTGCGCGCCTCGTCAGCCGCCGCAGCGGCTTCGTCAGCCTGCTTCTGCGACAAGGCTTCCATGTTGGCCTTCATCTGATCGATCTTGTTGTTTCGAGCAGCCTCAGCGCTGGCAGAAGCCTCCTGAGCCGCCTTCAGGCGGGCCTCAAGCTGAGCGTTCGCCGAGTTTGCAGAATTGGCAGCACTGGCTGCAGCTGCTCGCTGCTGAGCCGCCGCCGCAGAGGCGCTGTCCATGTATGTCTGCTGGCTGTTGTATTGGCTTGTTTGAGCGTCCTGCTGCTGCGCGGCCATCAGCACCATCATGCCTTGCATGGCCGTCTGAGGACTGGACATCATTGATGCGACCACCGGCATTACCGATTGAGTGTTTGCCCCAGAAAACGGGTCAGACTGCTCATAGAGGTAGGGTGACGATGATGCAGACGTCATGATGCTCCCCCGAGAAGGGTTTGGTACAATGATGTGAGGCTGGAATCACCAGAAAGGACAGACGTTCCTTGACTGGTCGTCGAGGAAGATGAAGATCGCTTCTTGGAGTCCTTCACCAGAGTTTCGTAGGCTTGTTTGTCGGTCTCGTGCTGGTCAACAAAATCCATCTGTTCTCTGGATGTGTAATTCATGGGCTTGACTGATTTGGAACCGCCTCCAGCCGTGCTGTTGTCCAAAGCGGTTTCGTAATATTGGCTCTCCAGGGGCATGTTCATGATGTAGCGCATGGCCTTCTGGACGAGTTCGGGGTCAAGGTCCCCGGACAAACTCCCGTCAGGCTCCTGGTAGGCCGCCAGGGCTGACGGAAGGTCGCTTTGAGCATCGCTGTAAACCTTGGCCTGGTTCTGGCCATAATAGAGCGGATCAAGCGAATTGCCGCCGACCATGCCCGTGGCTCCAGTTCCGCCGCCTCCAAAGCTGACTGTCGTACCGCCTGCCATTTCGCACCTCACGAGAACATCTGATATTCGCTATTGGCCCGGTTACCCTGGCCGTAAAACTGCTCTTTGAGCGCCCTGTCCTGATGCCCAACCGCGAACATGCGGAAGGCGTCCGCCCCGTGGCTGGTCCAGTCGTGAAGAGGCTTGTCCCGGTAAATCTTGTGCTCGTCGTCCCATTCCTTGCGGTACTGACGCAGTATTTCGACGCCCCTGGAGCATCGATCCTGGTCAAACCAAACCTTGGGAAGAACGGCGCGCGCGGCGTTGATGCCATCCATGAGGCCAATGTCGGGCACAACGCGGAACTTCAGGCCAAGGGCTTGGGCCATCTCAAGTCTGGACTTGCCGGAGCCGAGCTCCCGGACACGGATGTCATGAGGAGCCCAATGGTCGCCATAGACGTACCCCTTGGACTGCAGAACCTGGACGTAATGGGCCAGACCCTCGCCCGAGGCCTCGTAGTAGTCGATTGCCCGGACCTCGTTCCCAACCTGCTGGAAGAACCAGATGGCCGTGGAGTCGCGCATTCCCAAGTCCCAATAGGTGTCCACGGGGACGGTCTGTTCCACCGGGATGCGGCAAATGCGCTTCTCTTTGTCCACCAGGGCCATCTGCTGCGCGTAATAGGCCCCGAACATGGGGGCCTCAAACGAGCAGTAGAATTCCTGGTTGATCATCTCTTCAGACATCCCCGCCTTGCGCTCATCCTCGACAGCTTCAAGGGGAATTGCGCCGGTGTCTTCGACGGAGAGAATTTGCGCGAACCACTTGGGGTCTGCGGTTGCCAGGTTGTGGAGCGTCCACCCATGGTTCCGGCCGCGCGGCGTGAAGATGAACATGGCCCATCCGCCGTTCTCGGCCAGGATCGGGCGGATGAAATCCCAAGCGACAGGGTCAGCCAGGGACCATTCGGAGAAGACGACCCCAACAGGGTTGCCGCCGACCAGGGCGTTGTAGTTGTCCGAACCGCACAGCTGCCAGATTGAGCCGCACTTGAGCTCGATCTTCATTTCCGTGGCGTTTGAGCCGGCCCGGATGGACTCGGGAAAGACCTGGTCGATGATGCGCCGGCCATTCTTGTCGATGCCGTCCCACACGACCTTGCGAGCCTGCTTCTGCGTCGGGAGCATGTGCCAGTAGACGCCGACGCGCTCATGAGCAGCCACGGCCGTCCAGTTGAGGGACAGGGAGTCCTTTCCGCCGCGACGATGCCAAACGACGGAAGCCCGCTTGCAGCCGCCCTCCAGGGCGGACCACAGCGGAAGCTGATAGGACCTTGGAACCCAGCTATTTGGAATCCTGACCCTGTCCAAAACGCACTATCTCCACGGTGACGTTGCCATCTACCGAAATCTTGTCGTTAAACATGCCAAGATGCCGAGCTACGGAATCCAGCGCTGCTTTCTTATCCGCAAACTTGATCTTGCGGACGGTGGCAAACTCGGCACTTCCATCGGCGTCTTTCCCAAAGCGCTCAGTTATGACGTCCATGCCGGCCAAGGCGGCGGCCACGTCCTCGGGGAGTTTATGTACGGGGATGAGGTTTCCATCGTCGTCGTAGAAGCGACGAGGATCGAGAAAGGCAAGCTTGGCGTATTCGGCCAGAACGCGATCTGCGGAAATTTCGGTGCGTTTGGCTCGGGCTTCCATCTCATAACGGACGGCTTCAGCAACGTGAGTTTTCTTGAGCAGCTGGTGGCCAATCCATTCGGCCGTTTTATGGCTATATCCGGCTCGGATTGAGGCTTGCGTAGCATTCAGGTCGATCAGGTATTCCTTCACGAACTGCGCCTGCTTTTTGTTCAGACCTGCCACGCCTACCTCGCTCCCCACAGCCACGTGGCGACCTTGAGTAGCCCGGCCCCGCCGATCCCTGACGCGGTGCAGATGCCGGCCAACTTGCCCTTGCCGTAGGTAGTCTGTTGCTCAAGCTTTCGGATGCGCTCCTCATGGTCGTCGATGGTCTCGCCACGCACGCTGCATCGCTCGGCGTTCCCGGCCTTGAGGGCCACGACCTCGCCGCGCACGGCGGTCACCTCACTGCGCACCGACCCGACCTCACCCTTGAGGTCAACCAGCATGCCCAGCGCCTGGGCCTCGAAATCAGCCCCGGCCACGCGACAGCCTCATGACCTTGTCGGTGATTTTTCGCCCGTAGAAGCGCCTCCCGAATATCGTGACGGCCAGGTAGTAGGTCAGACAGCGCAAGGCGCGCAGAGAGAAAATCCAGCGCGAACCGCCGAACCAGCACAGGATCAGCAGGTTGCAAAGAAACATGAGGTCGGAGCGAAATTTTCCCAGAGCATGGGCGTAGGACCAGTCGTGAATGTCGCAGGCCGGGCGAACGCAGACACCCCAGACAGACTGAGGGATGAACCAGTTGACCAGCCATGTGAGCCAGCCAGTGGCAGCCCCACCGCACCCGTTGCAGTAGCGCGACCGTTCCAGCGGAGTAGCCCGGCGATAGGACTCGGGGACGAACAGGTTCATAGCCACCTCAGCAACCAACCTCAGGGCCGGCGGAGGATGTTCCGGCCCCGGGGTTGGCGCACATGGACAAACGAACGGATTTATCGACCACCAGCGGCCCGGCTGCATTAAGCCGTCCCCAGGTCGCCAGAGCGGCTAGGCCTATGGAAATGATGGGCGAGAGGTTGCCCAAATCGAAAATGTGGCCGTTGATCCATAGGCGGATGTCCAGGCCGGACGGGTCCGCGAGGTTGATGCCGAGCAGGCCGGCGACGGCATACAGGGTGCGCGACTTGGCCGCGCCTTTGACCAGCGTGGCGAGGTCTACCATGTTCGGCTCCCCGCATTGGCCCTGACCTTGGCCGGGTATGTGTTGGCCGTGTTGTGCCGATTCCCCGGCCCGCCGTTGTAGGCCCGAAGCACCACATCCCAATCGTCGTTTTCCAGATACTTGTCGGCCAGCCGGCGCAGGTAGGCGCAGGCCCATTGCAGGCCCACGGCCGGGGTGCAGAGATCGGGGAACCAGCCCCGAAAGCCGACGCAGCGGGCCGTCTCGCCCATGATCTGCATGAGGCCCCAGGAGTGGGCCCGGCCGATGCCCTCGGTGTCACGGGAGCATCCTGCCGGGACGTAGGAGAGCGGCTTGCCCTGGATGTAGCGGGTGTAAAATGCGGGCTCGTAGCGGATGGCTGCGGGGTTGCCGCCGGACTCGGTGATGACGACGGCCCGCACGAGATTGACGGGCAGGTTGGCGGCCTCGGCGGCCTCGCCTATGGCTTGTTCGATCTCGGCTGACAGTCCCATTCGGCCCCCTGTGCCCCGGACTGGCCGGGTGAATGGGCCGAAGCTAAACCCACGTATTGGGCGAATGCAGAAATGGGCAGTTTTTGCGCCGAAATAAGCAGTTTTGGCCTATTGACAGGGTTTCGGCTTGGAATGTTTTTTCTCCTGGACAGCCAGCCAGTGATCCAAAGATTCCGGCCTGGCCTTCCATGGTCCACGTCCGCCAGTGCGCCAGGCTGGAAGACCCTCGTTCTCGACAAGGTCTGGGATTGAGTTGCGGCTTTCCCCAATAGCCCGGGCGATGGCCTCCGCCCCTTTGATCAGCAAGTCACCCACGTCATTTCCCCCCTTTTTCTAAGCGCGGAGCGTTTGGGCCTGGGTAACGGCCTTCACAGCCTGGTCCACGCTCTCGATCACGACGACCTGGCCCCGCCAGTCCTGATGCCACACGCATTGCTCAGGGGTGAGTTTGCGGGCGCTGGGCGGTTTGGCCCCGTCCTTGATCTCCAGGCACAAGTTCCGGCCACGGAACCCGACGAGGATGTCAGGGCACCCGTCTCCGACAGCGGCAAGGTCTTGGACAGTGCATCCGATCTGTCGCAGGGCCTGGACGATCTCGGCGTGGTTGTCATCGCGTCGGGCTGCTTTTCTCATCCTGCTTCTCCTTGACTTGAAAACCTTGGTAAAACCTCACGCCGCCTTTCGCCTGCACGAACTCCCCAAAACTGCGAATCCTCACCCCGTTGCCGCGCTCCAGGGCCAGCCTGATAAGCCCGGTAACCGTGTCCACGGCCTGCCGGGCTTCGGCTTCTGGCACGTCGCGGGCGATAGCGTAGGCAGCTATGAGGTCGAGGCGCTGCATCAGGCGGACCCCTCCCGCCGATGCCGTTCCAGCACGACGTCGTGCCACTCGCACACGCGGACTTCCTGGAGCGGTGTCTTCTGGACCTTGCCGCCGAAGTAGTGCTTGCCCCAGCAGAAGCCGCCATGGGCGCAGCGCAGGCCATTGATCTCGTCGCAGGGCTTGGGGGTGGTGGTCATTGCGGCCTCTTGGCCATCGGCTGTGCCTGCATACCCTGGACGGTGGCGACAAAGTCTTGCCCCCTGCCGGCTGGGACAACCACGTTCCTCGCCGCGCAAACCTTCAGGGCTTCGCCCGGCGGGACGACCTCGCCGCCGGCCTGCCTGATAACGCCGTAGGTCAGGCCGCCCTTGCGGCAGTGCCCGCAAATCGCCGCCTCTGGCATCCAGCCGCACCCGGGACGCTGGCGAACGTAGTGGATCACGCCTCGGCTGCAAGCCGAGCAGCCAAACTCCTGCTCCCTGGCGGCCATGGACGGATGGGCCTCACGCCAGCGAAACCAGGAATCGCGCAGGAACTTGGAGAGATTCCCGGGCATTTTGTCCAGGTCTCGCGCCTGATCGACGGCAAAATCGGCGAAGACGTCAGGTAGATCGGCACAGACGTCCCAGCAAACGCCGTTCATGGCCTGGCTTGGATTCCTGCCGAACATGGCCAGTATTTTTCCAAGCATGCTCTCAAACGTCGCTTTGTTCATGAGGCCTCCTGTTTTACGCAGCTTCCGGCGAATCGCATCCAATCGGCGTCCGAAGTCTGACCTGTGGCTGGAGACGTGGGGGCCGGCGAGAGCTTGTCGAGCCATTTTCGCTCTTGCAGCCACTTGGCCGGGGAGGGGATGTACCGCCCATGGTCTCGGGTCCACTGGTCGCTTTGGGACTGCGCGTCGATGGCGACGAGGAGAAAGTCCAGGCCCGGCCGGGCGCGTCCGAGCTTGCGCCACGCGTTCCAGGCCTTGATCTTGTCCACCTGCTTCGGGAAGGCGTCGAAAAATTGCTCGAAGTCGATTGAGGGCATGTCCGATGGGTCGAAGGCGTCGTCTGGCTCCTGGGAAGAGTCTGGGAAATCATAATCCCCCCCCACCCCGTCCGAGGGGGGTATAGGGGGTGTCTTTGTATTCTCTTCTTCTCTTATCTCCTCTCCTCTAGGTGTTTCCTGGCGTTGCGTGGCGTTACATGGCGTTACATTGTCGCAAGTGGCGTTACCGGATTGCTTTTTTCTCTCCCGGTGAGCCTTCACCCGGGCCGCGCTGTCGTCTTCGCGTTCGCGCTTCGGCTGGCGTTTGTCCCACGCCGCGATATGTCCGGCCTGGACAAGTCCTTTGGCCTCCATGGCCGCGTAAACAGCGCAAGCCTGCCCCTCTTCAAGGTCCAGAAGTGCGTCCGCGCCTTCGCAGTCAAATCCGTCAACGCGGCCCCGCTCATCTGCGCCGCAAGCCCGCTCCAGGAGCATTTGCCAGATGGCCAAAACGTCCCCGATCCGAACACCGGACTTCTTGGCCACAACGCGGAACTTCGGGTCTGTTGTCGTCCCGACGTAGGAGCGGAACCATTCCATGGTG